TAACTCGCTAGGGGGTGTAACACTAGAGGTTACAGGAGGTGTAACATCCAGAGGTTACACAACCACACCATATAACGATAAGAGTATTAATACTTATAGTGATGAGGCTAGACAGTTTTGTGTAATGTTTTTGAGATCTGCTGAAAGTTTTGGAACTCCGAGAAATATCAATGATCGAGATATTGATGTCATGCAATCATGGATCAGGAATGGTTTAACCCGTGAACAATGGGCAACCATCCTCCAAAGCCATTGGGACTACTGCCGCAAGAACCTGAGAGACTACGCACGGGGCATAGGATACTTTGCCAACCCTGTAGCGAAAGCCACTGGCACCAGTACACCCAAGAGAAACGATCCCCTTGCGCAAGCCGTGCGATCCCTACGCGCTAGGTAGGCAGTAACACTTGCCCCGGCGCTTGCCCGCCCGCGCTGCCCGCGCACATGCGACCCCTTGCCCCCCACCCCCGCCACTACTGCTGCAGTGTCCCACAAAAATATTTTCTGGAATTTTCGCCATTGATGCGATACCTTTAGCTACAACTAAATCACAGGAAGGATTAGTTATGAAAAAAACATTGAGAGTTGTGCAGCCACAGAAACGCCGCAATGATCCGGACAAGACTGATTGGGTTCGCCTGGGCATTGGTTGGTCTGATAGCAAGGGAACGCGGATAAAGCTGAATGCACTGCCATTGCCTGATGAGAATGGTGAAGTTTGGATTAGCTTGTTTGAGGATGATGGGTCTGGCGGCGGTCAGAAACAGCAACAATCTTCTCCGCAAAATAATTCTGGCGGCATGAATGATGAGATTCCGTTCTAATGTCTAGTGCATCGCACTTCGAACTACCGGAGGGCAATGTTGTTATATCGTTTTCCGGTGGTCGTACATCTGGGTATATGTTGCACCAGATAGCTGAGGCTAATGGCGGCATTCCTGATAGGTGTGTAGTTTCGTTTCAGAATACTGGCCGCGAAATGCCTGAGACTTTAGACTTTGTCCAAGAGTGTTCAGATCGATGGGGTATTCCTATTGTTTGGCTGGAATGGATTAGAGGAAAGCCTAAGTTTCAGGTTGTGAGTCATAATTCTGCGGCTCGGAATGGGGAGCCTTTTGAGGCTTTGATCTGGCAGAAAAAGCATTTGCCTAACATTCGTATTCGGTTTTGCACCCAAGAGCTAAAGGTTTTAACTTCTAAGCGATATTTAAGATCTATTGGTTGGGATCGCTGGACAAATACAGTTGGTATTCGTGCCGATGAGGGCAATCGTTTGGGTAAGCCTGATAAGGATCGTTGGGTAACGTGGCATCCTTTGGCGGATGCTGGCGTTACAAAGCGTGATGTTTCTGATTTTTGGGACGCGCAGCCGTTTGATCTTCGATTGCCAAACGTAAATGGGTCTTGCTGGCTTGGGAATTGCGATGGTTGTTTTCTTAAAAGTGAGTCAACACTGGCGCACTTGGCTAGAGAATACCCTGATCGTCACAAGTGGTGGCAAGATATGGAGGATCTTGTTTCTGATTGGACATTGGGGCCGGGCAGATTTCGGTTTGAGTATTCTAGGCGTGAACTTAAGTACATGGTTGAGAACCAAGGAGATTGGATTTTTGACACAGAGGGTGCATTATGCCAAGCTGATCATGGAGATTGTACCGGATAATGGCTAGAACAAGACAAACACCGATTGGCCGCTTTGGTGGTATCCGTGTTGCGCAGCGTCGATTAAAGACGAGTGAGACATTAGAGAACCACAAGGAAGCCGTTGCCCAGGAGCTAATAGCTCTTGGGACCACATCGATTACTGAGATTATGAATCTCGATGGTACGATGAAGAAGCAAGAGGATATCCCGGATTATGCATTGAGGGCGATCAAGAAGATCACGCCGATGCCGGATGGCCGGGTTGCGATAGAATTGCATGATAAGGTTGCGGTGTTGCGTGTCCTGGCTAAGGCCGCTGGGTTCTTGGATAGCCCAGAGAAGGAAAGCGATAAACCCTCAATCGTTGGGATCAACATGAAGGGTCCGGCGGTTACGGAATATGCCGAGGTGGTAGATGACGGAGATACCTAGCCTTGATTTGAACTTTGAGAACAGTCCGACTGTTTGGAAGTTTTTACATGACGATAGCTTCGTTAGGGGGTTGATGGGTCCGGTTGGTTCGGGTAAGTCCTATGGCTGTGCAGCCGAGATAATGCTTAGGGCAGTGAGGCAACGACCTAGCCCGCGCGATGGTATCCGCTATTCCCGCTTTGTTATCGTTCGTAATACTTATCCCGAGCTGCGCACGACCACCATTAAGACCTGGCAAGAGCTATTTCCCGAGGATACCTGGGGATCGATGCGCTGGCAGCCGCCGATTTCACACCACATTCGAATCCCAACCAGGGGTGATATCCCAGGAATTGATTGCGAAGTTATCTTTATGGCGCTTTCTTCGCCGCAAGATGTGCGGAAACTGTTGTCCCTGGAACTTACGGGTGCCTGGGTGAACGAGGCTCGAGAGCTTCCCAAGGCCGTGATCGATGGATTGACACACCGGGTCGGGCGATATCCTACAAAATCCGATGGCGGTCCTACCTGGTACGGGATCTGGATGGATACCAACCCGCCGGATAGTGATCACTGGTGGCATGAGCTTGCAGAAAAGAACCCGATCACGGGTAAGTTTGCCTGGTCGTTCTTTCGACAGCCTGGCGGTGTCATACTTCCCAAGAAAGAAGATATCCCAAAGGAGAACCCTGATGCGCAAGGATTTGTATTCTCTGGTGGTAAATGGTGGCAAGTTAATCCTGACGCGGAGAACAGCAACAATCTCCCGCCTGGATACTATCAACAGCTACTCGGTGGTAAGAATGCCGATTGGATCAGGTGTTATGCGCAAGGCATGTACACATTTGTCCAAGAGGGGCGTCCCGTATGGCCAGAGTATGATGATGAACTTATGTCTGGGGATGTCGAGGTAGATCCATATTATCCGATACAGATCGGTGTTGACTTCGGTTTGACCCCGGCTGCGATCTTTGGGCAGCGCACAACGGCGGGATCTTGGCGGATCATCGATGAGCTTGTGACGTTCGATATGGGCCTGGAAAGATTTGGCCAAGAGCTTCTTGGTAGGATCGCGGAGCGATATTCTAAGCATGAAATAATGATCTGGGGCGACCCTGCGGGTAATAAACGCGACGAGATCTACGAGGTTACGGCCTTTGATCACCTTCGATCGATCGGATTTAAGGCACAACCGACAGAAACTAACGCCTTTCAGGTACGCCGGGAAGCTGGGGCGGGGCCGATGTCGCGCCTGGTAAACTCGAAACCTGGGCTGATGGTTGATAAAAAGTGTATTCGTTTGCGTAAATCTCTGAGCGGTGGCTATTTCTTCAAGCGGCAGTCTCTTGGCGCTGGGCAAGAGCGGTTCAAAGACGCGCCAGTTAAGAACGAACACTCACACTGCGGGGATGCGTTCGGATATTTGATGCTGGGCGGCGGGGAACAGCGTCGATTGCGCCGGGGAACTTACGGCAGCGGATTTGCCCAGGCTCCGGCCATGACTGCAAATACAGATTTTAATATATTCTGATGTCACTCATACAGATCCCTACGTTCAAGATGCGGCCAGATGAACACATTGTGCCGTTGCAGCGAGAGCATTTGCATCTAATTAAGCTTGGGCCGCACGAACAAGAGTATGAACGTGTCATTCCAAACTACAGGGATTATGTCTATGACATTTCTGAGCCTGGATGGTCTTTTACTGCAATAGGCAGGGGCAACATTGTTGCCTGTTACGGGCTGCGACAGATATGGCCGCATATGGTTGAGTGTTGGTTTATTCCGGGTGAAGGGCTAGATAAACACGCGCGTACTACTTTGGTGGGTGCGAGGGCTACATTACAGGACGCATTTGACAACTACGGTATCACTAGAATGCAGATATTTGTAAAAGATCAACATATGGTAGCGTTAAGGTTTGCCAAAGCACTACATTTTGAGGTAGAGTGCAAATTAAGAAAGTTTGGCCCAGAGGGGGCCGACTATTATTCTATGGCGAGGTTTAAGTAGATGGGCGGATTTGGCGGTTCAAGAACCATAGTTCAACAGGCTCCGGCACCAGAAGTTTCCGAAGCTCAAAAGAGACAAGAGGAACGAGCGGAAGCGCAGGAGCGTCGAGAAATGACCGGGGCGCAGCGCAGACGCAGAATGCTACGCACTGGCGGTATGCGCTTATTATTCTCTCCTCTACGCAGAGAAGGCCCAGGAACATCCGGCGGTACTACTAAATTAGGCGGCGGATCATAGATGTTACTCGGTTCGATCTTTAAGAAGGCAACGCAAGATCCCGTTACCTATCGCAGGGTCGATACAAGTAGCGCAGCGGGTGTTGCGGAGGCATCCAGAAAGCCAAACATCATAACCGATGTTCAAATGGGCCTTGGTTTAATCCCAGAAGATTCGTCTTACCGTGCTAGAACTGAGCGCACAAAGCTTCGCAATAAGATGGCGTCCAACAAGCCAGATTATGGAAACGATGATAGTTCTCCACCAAGACCAAGACAGCCAACAGAGGCCGAGCTACGAGCGCAACGCAAAGCGGCAGCACTAGCAGAACGTAAACGCTTGGGCCAAGTTGCCAGGAAAAAGTTTGAAAAAGAGAAAGGCGAAAGAGTTGCAGCTCTGAGAAAGAAAATTGCGACACTTTTGAATGTATCATGACCAAAATCAAAGATGATCCCCGTGTATATCGCAAGGAAGCGGATGAACCAAAACGCGCAAGAAACGATAAGGGTCAGCTTATCGCAGATGATCCATCAACCCCCGATGTAAACGAAGCTTGGGAAGGCGGGGAAGCTCCAAAGAAAAAAGCGGCTCCAAAAAAGAAAGCAACAACCCGTGGTAAAAAAAGCGCATCAAAATCCTAAAGGCGGTCTTAACGCCGCTGGTCGGGCCTACTTCAGACGGACAACAGGATCGAACCTGAAGCCTCCGGTGAAGAAAGGCGACAATCCTCGTCGGGCGTCCTTCCTGGCTCGGATGGCGGGGAACCCTGGGCCGGAGCGTGATAGTCAGGGAAATCCCACCCGGCTGCTACTATCCCTCCGTGCCTGGGGTGCTTCGTCAAAAGCGGATGCACGAAAGAAAGCCGCTGCCATAAGTAAGAGGAATCAGAATGCCTAAGCTAAACGTAAAAGAAGTGATGCAGCGCGAAGCTAAGGCACAAGCGCGAAAAGATGAATGGCGTACAATCTATGAGGATTGTTACGAATATGCCCTACCACAGCGCAATCTTTATGGCGGATATTGGGAAGGCAAAACCCCCGGCAAGAGCAAGATGCAGCGCGTCTTTGACTCTACAGCGATGTCCTCAACCAAACGCTTTGCAAACCGGATGCAAGCCGGACTATTCCCGCCTAACCGTCACTGGTGCAAGCTAGAGCCTGGGATGGCTATCCCGGTTCAGGAGCGTCCTCGAGCGCAAGAGATCCTGGATGCATACGTTGATATCATGTTCGATCAGCTACGTCAGACAAGCTTTGACTTGGCAATGGGTGAGTTTCTGCTCGATCTCTGCGTAGGTACAGCCGTGATGATGGTAATGCCTGGTGATGAGGTTACGCCCGTTCGCTTTACAGCGGTCCCGCAATACCTGGTTGCTATCGAGGAAGGTGCAAACGGCACTATCGATAACGTCTATCGTAAGCTACGCATTAAGGCAGAAGCGATACAGCGCGAGTTCCCAGATATTCAAATGACAGTGGAACTTGAAGATGCGATGGTACGCCGTCCAAGTGAGGAGCTGGATCTATTCGACGCAATTATTTTTGACCAGGAAACGGGTCGATATCACTATCATGTAATCTGGCCAGCAAAGGCACAGGAGCTTGTCTATCGTGAAATGGAGTCAAGCCCATTCATTGTTGCGCGATACAGCAAAACAGCCGGGGAAGTTTATGGCCGTGGGCCATTAGTAGACGCTATCGCTGATATTAAGACGTTGAATAAGACCCTCGAGCTGGTGTTGAAAAACGCAAGCTTGGCGATTTCTGGTGTTTTCCTTGCTGCGGATGATGGAGTGCTAAATCCGCAAAACATCAAAATACAGCCAGGGGCAATCATTCCTGTCGCTCGGAATGGTGGCCCAGGGGGCGCGTCCCTGGCTCCTCTCCCTAGAGCTGGGGACTTTAACACAAGCCAGATTGTAATCCAGGATCTACGGGTCAACATCAAAAAGATGATGATGGATGATACGTTGCCGCCAGATACAATGTCAGCTCGATCAGCAACAGAGATTGCCCAGCGCCAAGCGGAACTGGCAACAAACCTGGGATCTGCGTTCGGTCGATTAATGACAGAGATTATGAACCCACTGATCGCGCGGATCTTGTTTGTCCTGGATCGCCAGGGCTTGATAGATCTACCGCTCAAGGTCAACGGCGTTCAAATCAAGGTAACACCCGTTTCACCATTGGCAGAAGCGCCAAAGATGGAAGAAGTAAACAAGGTGCTAAACTTTATGCAGATCGCCCAGGCTATGGGTCCAGCGGGGCAAACAGCGATCAATACACAAGAGGCCATTGCATTCATTGCTGAAAAGATGGGCATCGATCAGCGCGTTCTTAATACAGTGGAAGAACAGCAAATGATGATGATGCAAATGCAGCAACAGATGATGGCAGAACAGCAACAAGCATTGCCAGGTGATGAGCAAGTCGCGGAGGCAATGCAATGAGTTCAGTCGAAGGGTGGGAAGGTTTAAGTCCAGCATTCGCTGAACCGCCAAAGGCGGATGAGATCGATCTATTGTATGGTCGGCTCTTTAAATCTGAGGAAGGCCAAAAGGTGTTAAGTCACTTGCGGCAGATAACTATCGAACAACCCTCTTGGTTCCCAGGTGAGGATGCAAGTCACGGGTATGTCAGAACTGGCATGGCCGAGCTTGTTCGCCTGATCGAGCGCAGGGTAGAAAGGTCAAACAATGTCTGATGAGACACAAGTAGCAGAAGCGGAAGCGCCCCAGGAAGGGCTTGTAAACTTTCAGCAAGAACAAGAAGCGCCAACACAAGAAGAAGCTCCTATCCCGGTCCATGAACCGCAAGAGGATGCATCCTTTAATGATGTCGATGATGAAATGCCGCTAGAGCGGCCTGATTATTATCCACAGAAATTTTGGGATGAGGATGGACCCGATGTCGAAAAACTTGCAAAAAGCTATGCCGAACTGGAAAAAGCCTTTAAAGCCGGGAAACATAAAGCTCCGGAAGATGGCTACAACATGGAGGATTTGGTTGATCGAGGCCTCGATCTGGAAGATCCGACTGTCCAGGCGTATCAGGAGTGGGCGCAGAAATATGGCATATCTCAACAGGCGTTTGAGGAATTGGCTGGCAACA